GTGCTGTTCGTGGCTGTCCTGCACAGATGTGCATGGGCGGCTCGCTTACCCGTACATAGGTGGTCAGCGTCTGGTCACAGTGGTCGCAAACCCATCGTGCTACTGGCCCCTTCATAGGTATCGGTTAGCCTATCTCATCCCTGTGGCACCCGCCAAGGACCCCAGCCCCAGTCGTACCTGTCCATACCGTACTGCCACATGGCAAGCGCGGCGGTCAGGTTCACACGGGGGTCGAATAGGTCGGCGTTGCGGGTGATGATGCCCTTGTCTCGGAGCCATCCGCGCCACGAACCATTGACTTGGGTGAGTCCCCTCGACCCAGTGAACGGGTCTTGTTTGTTCCATGCGTCGGGGTTCCCTCTTGATTCACGGTAGATAACCATGTCGAGGATGGGCAACTGGTCTTCAGCCCAACCCACTTCCCTTGCTAGTGCCCACCATTGGGGGACTTTGGCATCGGGTGGGATGGGTGGCTGTATTTCGATTCCCTTCCTGAACGTGGATTCGTACCCGAAAACCCAGGTTCTCCCTTCAACATCTGTTTGTTCCTGTCTTATGGCTGGGGGGACAGTAACTAGAGCCCCTGTGAATAACGTGCACACAACGTACTTCAGCATTTAGTCTCTCAATCGTAGGTGGATAAGGTAATCAACTCTGTTACCTGCTCGGGATAAAGCAATGCTCCTCTCGTTGGGTTCTCGGATTCAGGTGCCGCTACCAGGTGGCGTAGGTTCTGCCAGTTTTGTTTCAGGTAACGCTTGAGTCGTGTTACCTCTATCATAACCCACCCGCCTGGAGAGAACACATACGCCCACCACACTGCGGTAGTAACGGCGATACCTGATGGCTTCCAGCCTTCTCCTCTTGGGTTCTGTTCGTACTCGACGAAGATGCGTCCGTTGCGGAACCTGTCGTACTTCACCTCGACATCACCGTTAGCGAACTTCTCTAAGCACAATCGCACAATCTCCTCGCCCTCATGACCGAACGCCAGGTCAGTCTTGAAGTCGAATCGTTTGATGTCGTGCGTCGGTTCGTACCCTTCGACGCGCTGAACCTCAGCCATCATGCCTGTCTAAAAACGCATCCATCGCCTCACGTTCGGCAGGAGTGGGTGCTCCGTCGAATCCTTTGACGACGGGCGGGTCATAGATGCGGGCAACCAGACACTCGTACAACGCTTTGCTGATGGCGTTGTGCCTGTCACGTTCGGCACGCACCTTCTCCAACTTGTTACGGAACGCATCCTCGCGCTCCTCCATCTGGTCAATCAGGTATTCGTTGTTGATGTCTGGCATTAGTATCCCGCTTTCTTGAGTAGTTGAATCATGTCTTCCAGTCTTACGACCGCATACTGGTCGGATGCTGTGCCGTACATACGACGCTTCACCACCAGTATCCCGAGTTCCGCATTAGCGTTGATGCGCTCCTGCTCTGTCTCCAGCAACCACTGTGAGAGTTCCAGTTTCTTCTGGTTCTTGCACTCCCACACCAGCGCAGGGTGTGTGCCTGCGATGTCGCCCTTGTCGAGGACACCGTGCAGGGTGCGACGTTCCGCCATCGGGTACCACGTCTTGAGGTAGTTCACGATGGCTGTCTCGAACGACGTGCCTTTGGCTTTCTCTTTACTCACCACGCACCGCCTTGTCATAAAGACTCCATGCTTCAGTCCAATACGGATTGGTCGGCTTAGCGGTGCGGTAGTCGTCAATCTGACGTTCTGCCCCGTTCACCAAGCGGTCAGCAATGTACTTCCATTTGTCTCTGTCTTGTTCTGCCTCAAACTTTTCCCGAAGTGCGACCACCAGCAACTCCTGATAGAAGTCCATGATGTACTCGATTTGTTTCTTGGTTCTCATTGTCCTGCCTTCGCTAACAGTCGGCGGAACACCTCGCCCCTGGAACAGTTCTGCTCCTTGGCTAGACGCCGAATCAAATCGGATTGGTCACGGGTCAAACGCAATGTCAGTCTTACGACAGAACGCTCTTTACCTGTGGGGTCTACGGTTCGTTTCGCCGCCATCATTCACCTGCCGCGAATGACTTGAGGTCATTGAACGAAGACCTGAGGTGCGGGAGATGACGCTGGAGGATTACTCCCTCCCATGTCACCTTCGCGTTTTTCGCCACGTTCGCTGGGTCGAGCCCAGCCTTCTCGCAAGCGGCAACGAACTGTGCGCGTTGCTCGTCGGAGATGGGGTCATCGTCTGAAATCACGGGTGAAGACGCAGGTACTTGGGTTTGCTTACCAGTTGTGTGCGTCCCTGCAAGCCCTTTCATTCCCTGCGCCTTCCCCGCTACCTTGTTCGGCTCTTCCCATTCCTGCTTCGTCCACAGCGACAGGCAGATACCGAATCGCATGGATGCGTTACGCAGGAAGTCCCCGATAAGTTCTTTGTCGAGGTCTGGTTTGTCGTGCTTGACGGTGCCAACACCAAGCATGGACTTGCCGAGAATGGTGAGTCTGCCCCACATGACAGCCATGCCATTGACGACATGGATTGCTGGGCGACCATCGACGATTGCCACTGGTTCCCATGACCAGAGCGGGTCAATCTCGATGAGAAGTTTGGTGATGTCGGCGTGCCCGACGAAGTCGAGTTGGATGCCTCCGCGTGGAAGTTTGCCGACGATGTTCGGGTCTGGTGTCTTGTAGTCATCCAAGACCTTGCGTAGTTGTTCGCTGTTGTTCATGCTCGTTCCCCTTTCAAGAGAAGTGTTCTGGTTGTTACTGGCTTGCTGTACTTTGCGGCGAGTTCTGGCTCCTGCGCCTTGAGTGCTTTGATGTCAAGCGACTGCCAGGTGCGTCCCTTCCATGTGGCGACAGTCTCACCATTGACGGTGGCTACCTCGTACGGTCCAATCAGTTCGCACAGTGCCGCCTTCAACTTGTCCTCCATCTCGGAGTACGCCTTTATTTCACGCTTGACGTGCTTCAACTGGGCGACCAACTCGACAGCAGTTGGCGATACCTCAACCGTTTCATGCACGGGTGTCTGGTATCGGGTCGAGATAGTTTCGTATGACCATGCCACACCATCGGGCGTCATGCCGAGGTCGATGGACGTGAGCCAGCGGGCGACAGCGTTGATGTGTTCCATCTTCTCGTCATCGCTGACCTTCTGTTCGTAGATGTAGAAACTCATGGTCGAGTCGAACACGCCCCAGGTGATGAGGTCTACGTCTGCGCAGATGGCTTGCTGGATTCCTTGGATGCGCCAGTAGTCGGGCAGTTCGCTCTGCCATTCGCGGCTCATCGTTTTTATCTCCAACACCTTGCGGTCATCACCGTTCTCGTAGAACCCATCGAGGGTGGCAATCATGCGGGCACCGTTGTCGGTGTCTGCCGCAAACATTTCCTCGGGCGTATCGAATGGGATGCCAGTTCGGTCGATTGCCCACTTGATGCACAGCGGTTCCAGGTCGTTGCCTCGGGTCATTGCCCACGTCGGAGCGATAGGAGCAGGGGGTGTATCTCCTAGCAACTCTGCCGCGAACTTGTCCTGTGGCACGAACGGGTGCAATCCGTAGATTGCCGCCGCTGGTGACGCCGATACGCGCTTGCGTTTCTTCTCATCCCAAAAGCGGACGGACAACCATTCCTGTTCTCCGTGCGTGGGCTTGCTGATTCTGTAACGGGTGATGTTCATGACCCCTTCCTTTCCCTCGCATTGAAGGGTACAGAAGTGTCATCCCCTTGTCAAGGATTATTTCAGGAAATTATTTGGATGTCCCGAACCATCGCCACAGGGATGTGCGTACCGTGGATTCCCTCGCCATCGCACAGGGATTGCCACACCGAGACGTGCCCCTGCTTCGAGCCAGGTTCACCGATGGGAACAAGGAACCCTGCGGTCTCGACGATGCACTCACCCGTGTCGTCGTACTCATCCAGGTCGAGCCAGCCGCCTTCGCTCATGTGCGTATCAGCCCAACGCACCACGACGAATGAGCGGTCGCTAATCCTGTTCTTGACCGCCGATGTCCCTACATGAACCACAGTATTTTCCTTCCGAAATAGGCCATGTTTCACCGCACGTCGGGCAGGTCAACCATTCGTGGGCGGACACGGGAACCAATCCTACTAGGCGACCCGCTGTTCCGCCTGCCTGCGGACGGTGTCGAGGATGAGGCGGTCCAAGTCCTGTAAGGCTCGGAAGAACTCGTCTTCTTCTGTGTGCCCTGCGACCCTTGCTCGAACCAGAAACTTGCGGATTGTGTAGAGAGATTCCCGTGTCATAGGACAGGGAAAGATAGCAACTTATCTAAGCGTCTTGCGAATCCCGATGGTGCTCTTCGATGTGCTCGGCAAGTTTGTCTGCCACCTTGTCCACCTTGTCTTCGGTGCGTTGCATCCCGCGGTACATCATGCGAAGAATCCCCTGCACTACCTCATGGTCACGCTTGTTTTCTTTGCGTGCCCTTTGCAGGAGGACAACCATCACGGCACCGACAGCAGAAATTGCCGCCGCAAAGACGGTTGCCCAACCCGAATCCATGTTACGCCTCGGTAACTTTGGACTCTTTCCAGAGTTTGACACGCTCTGGAGTGTTGTCTCCCGCGGTGTAACGCAGATGCCACGGCTCAGACTGAAGTTCCCAAGAGAACCCAAAGTCAAGCGCGTTCTTCAACAGCCAATCGAGACGCTTGCCCGAGGCGTTAGCAATGTCGATAGCGATACCAAGGTTGTGGTTGCTGGTACCTGGGACAGCCAGTGGTGCGTTGCCCTTGCGTAGATACCAAGCCTTGCCTTTGTAAATCTTTGGCTTCTGCTTCAGCAGATTCTTCTTGGGCTTGTCGGTGTAACGCTGAAAGAACCCGTACTCCTGCATCTCCAACGAACGGTAGGTGTCAGCCCACGACGTCGGAGCAAGGTCAATGCCATCCTTGTTAGCGGCTTCGTCCATTGCCTCGTACGCATCAGCACAGCAGTGATGCAACTTGCCTCGGTTCTCGATAACGCGAAGCAAGTCAGGCGATAGTTCTCCAGCCTTCACACCTTTGAGGTGCGAGCAGAGCGTGACCTTGACGATGGGGTACGGCTTGGCCATTACTTAGCCTTGCCGAAAGCCTCAGCAATCTCTTCCTTGGTGAGCACGCCATCGCTCGACCAGGCGCGAAGCAGTGCCTCGGT